GCTGCGACTGCATCATCAGCTTGGTCTCCAGCAGCTGCGGCAGTCTGTGAAATAGCACAAAGAAGCTCTTGTCCTCTATAGCGAAGAGTGCCATCTGATTGCTCAGTTGTAAAATATGCCCACCACCCTGGGGCATTGAAACCTCTTGCTCTGTTTACTGCTAGAGAAGCTTCTGCGTTATCAATAAAAATAATTTGTCTACCTGCAGTATCCATATTTTGCAAAGTGGTATACCACTTTGGTTTATCTGCTGCACTATCTGTTTTTCCCCATAGAGGCATCGTATTTCTCCCGTAGGTTTATATATCTAAAGAGTATTTATAAAAAAAGGGATGCCTAAGCATCCCATGTAATGTGGTATTTTTACATCAGGGAGTAAGATCTTTACCACCTCTTGCCTTCAATTGTCCTTGGACTTGGAGAATGATGAGTGAAAGAATACCATTTGACTTAACCTTAGGACTTGCTCCAAGTGCTTCTGAAACTGCAAACAATACTGTTGCAATTAAAGCTTGATTAGCAAGGGCCCATGCGACGAGTGCAGACATAGTAATCTCCTAAATGACGCGAAATTATTTAGCAGCTTTCTTTTGCTTTTTTTTCTTTCTTCTTCACGTTACCTGGATCTTTGTCGTCAATCTCAGGCATGATATTAATCTGTGCTTTTGCCTCTGCAGCAAGTTGCCACATTTCTTTTACTGTCTTCTTACCCTTTCTTGCACGTAGAATTGCAAAGTCGTGGGCATCTACTTTACCATTTTTGTTGGCATCAATTTTTTCTTGATTGCCAGGCATATCTCTTTTCTCATCTACATATTCAACTTCTTCTTTCTTCGCAGTCTTTGCTGCTTTCTTGAAAGCATCTTTTGCTGGATAATCTTCGTGCCCTGGTTTGGCAGGTGCTTCCCCACGTCTACGCTTGGCATGGATGTTAGCATACAAACCATTCTTTTCATCAAGCTCTTGCTCACCATCCATTTCGTAACCAGCCTTGACACAATTATTAACTTCTTTGCCACCCTTCATTTTGGTGCCTGCTTTTCTATATCCTTTCCAGCATGACTTAAATCCATTGTCATCCTTGCCATCCATTTTTTCAATGATGATAACTTCGCCATCTTCCATGACTACTTCATAAGTAGTGCCTACCAATTCATTTGGCATTAACTCTTCTTTACGATTTTGTTTTGAAGAATTGCAATCTGCATCTCCATGGACAGGACAGTTTGTGCCAGCGCCTGTGTGGTTGCACTTTTTACTCGCCTCAGTCATGCTGTCTGCCACTCTTTCCACCAGCATCTTAGAAAAGTCATCATTGAAATATGGTTTCATTTTTCTTTCTATCGTTTATTCTTATTTATAAATGTCTTGATTGTATCTTTTGCTTCTCCTTTTTTTTCTGTGGAGTAAGCACAATCTGATGTGCATTCAATAATATCTTTTACCCACGCACGAAACATCTTACCTTCTGTAGTCACAGCAATCACATAGTTAACACCACGTCTGTAAATCTTACCAACCGCGCCATCAGAATTCTTAACCCAATCTCCCTCAGCAAATACTTTGCCAAGCATGTAGGATTTCTGTTGTGATTGTTGTAAGATGTCTTTCAGTGATTTCATATTTTATTTAAATGTTTTTGGCAATCTTGTTTTAATTTCATTCATCAACTTCATGCAATCTGCATCTTTTAAAGCAGCAGGAACACCTTTACGAAAAGTCTTAAAATCTGCAGCAAATGCAGCTCTTCTCATTTTAGTGCCAGAGACAGCAAATGTGTCGCCATCAGCATCTCTGCTACCAGAAGATCTAATATCAATTTTTCTGAAAGAAAAATCCTGTCCATTGTATTTATGGAGAAACTGCATTGCAGATACTCTATCAGAACCCACCAAAAAAACAACTTCGTCATATCCAGCAAGCATTAAATCCTGAAGAATTTCAACTGGTTGTTTAGGTCCAGAAAATATTTTTCCTTTATGCTCTGGAAACATTTTATTCATGTAAGCAAGTTTTATATCAGGAGGTAATGGGTTAGTGCCTTTAGTATCTACAGTTTGTGATATATAAATGCGATAATCATTCTGCCCAGCTTCTTTTTTTACGCCGTCAAAATTTTCTTTGTGTCCTGTTGTTGGTGGTTGAAATCTACCAAAAGTAAAGTAGCAAACCTTTCCTTCTAACGCCATTGTTTTTGTAGGGTGAAATTGTTGTATGCAAACTCAAGACGATTGACAAACTTAATCATACTACCATCTTTGTGAAGAACGTATCCTTCAGGAGACGTAACTTTATAACCATTATCAGTTTGCACGAAAGTTCTAAACTCTTCAAGATGATCTAATTTATCTATAACCATTTGCTTGACTGCCTGAAGCTCTTTATATAATGCAATCATTGTTTTAAATTTATAAACATTATCCAACAAATAATTTTCACTCTTATAGACAAGAGTGCGTTTCTTGGTCAAGTTATCTACTGTCTTAATTTTAGCAAGTTCTTTGCTCATTTTCTCATGATAAAAATTAATCAATTCATTAATTGCTTCATCGATATTATTAATACTTCTGGCATTTTTGATTTCGCTATTGAAGAACTGTTTGAGATATGAAGAAATATGAAACTTAGAATCTCCAGTAGTGCCAAAGTTACTCACTAAGTCATCGAGAAAATCTCCACACAACTGAGACATACGTTCTATTTTAGTGATGTAATTATCAAACTTTTGCATTTCTGTTTTAGAAAAACCAACCCGATGCATAGGGGTGTCATTATCAATTACTGCTACTTCAGAAACTTTATTAAAAGTATTGATTGGTGCGCCCGCACGGGCTTGCATTTCAGGTAAAGAATTTCCAGTGTAATGCGTATGAAACACTACTCCTATTTTAGCTTTACCAATTTCTTTTCCTATTTCATGATCAACTGGTATTCCATAAGTAATAGTATTTGGTCTGAAAGTATAAAGTCTTTCTCCATCTACTGTTTCTGTGTTTCTGGTGGAATCCGTAAATAACAAATCACCTTGAATAACTCCTTTTATACCTAACTTACTAAAGTATCGCAAAGAAAATTTAAGTTTCTCAGCGAGGTCTCCATCATAATAAGAATCTACAGATTGTTCAGTAGCACACATTTTAGGTTCTGTTTTATTGAAAACAGATTTTGTACCAACAAAAAATACTCCAGATAAAGGATCAACACCACAAACTACAGACGGTGCTCCGTCCCATTTCGTTTGCATAAACCCAGCACTCTCCTGATGCCCAAGCATTTTTTTCAATTCTTTCAAGAAAGAAATTGCCGCCTCACATCCTTCCGTGCCGTAGTTCAGCATCTCATCTTCAAGATGCTCTAAATGCTTGAGTTGCTTGATGTTTGCCATTTATATACTATACACGATTTTTAAAATTTTTGGCGATAGCGTGGACAGTTTAAAAAGTGACACTATGCCTTTTCTAATCCATCAACTTAACATGAACAGATGATTTATCGGTTTGAGATCCAGCATAACAATATAATGCTTTTATAATCTCATCTGCTTTTCCAGAAGTCGAGATACAATCCAATAAACGAAGACCCATTAATTTGCTATATCTATATGACTGCGTTCTGTTACTAAGTTCCAATCTGGCTTGCACATCTCCAGGATAATTTGCAGTTGGTCTAGGAGCAGAGTATTTATTAAATAATGAAATTAGTTCATCATTAATAGCATCTTTTTTCGATTTATTTGTTGGTTTGCAATCAGACCACAATGTTCTATTATTCCATCCACTAGTAATACCTGGATAAGATACGTTTAAAGATTTTAAAATTTCTACTATACTTCCTCCGCCACATCGACCCTGAGCAGCTGACACTCCTTTTAGTTCCAATTGCCATGATGGAGAAGATGATCCACCAAAATTTCTTGATTGAAATCGCGTTGACTGTGAATTACTACCCGTCTTCCAGTAAAGATAAACATCCATTGGATATCCATCATCATCACTTTTCCTTTTATCATCTTTATATCTCGACCAATATCCAGCGAAAGAAACTTCATCTAGTTCTTTCATCTTATCATTTGAGTTATAATTCAAAACTTTTAGTTTTGCTGCCCCTTTCATTTTTTTCAAAGAAACGCCAATTAATTCCCTCTCTTCATATTTCTCTTTTATGAATTCATTTATAGTATCAACTGTCTTATATTGATCTAATTCACTAGGATCGAAAGTAGTTGATACCATCCAAATATCAGCAGGATTCCATTTGTCTTCGGAAGAAAATACTACCTTAACATTAGGATCTTTCAGCATACTTCTTCTGGCTCTTTGATATGCTTTTTTAATTTGTTTATCGTCGGGACCACCACCCCTACAAAAAATATAACTCTTGCCAGTATTGTGAAATGTTTGCCATAATTTATTTGCTCCTCTAATAGAAGATATCTGCCATTCTTTAGACAATTCTTCTGGGAGGAGTTGCTCAAATGGCACATCAACATCAATTATTTTTGATGCTTTTTCAAAATCACTTAATGCAATAGGAATATCTTCATCTATTACTCCCCTATATACATTAAAAGCAAGAGCAGCATAAAGACATTGTGCCGCTTCATTCCTCGCAGTTTCGGCAGCACCGCCGCCAGATCCACCACCTTGAGGTTTAATATCAATTCTTAAAGTTTTACCACTAACATCAATGTCTAATTGATTACCAGTTCCTTTAGTATCAACTGCAGTATATCCCTTACTAGCAACATTTTGAGCAATCATAAATGCTGCTTTTGTTCTCTTTGCTCTAGGAACAATTACTTTAAGAGCAAAGAAAATTTTTGATCTGCCAGTTGGGTCAGCAATTTTTGTTACATCAAATTCATAAAAAGAAAAATTTTCATCCCCAAGGGAATCCATGACATCACGAATTGCTTTTTTAAATTGATCCCCAAACCCAGATAAATCTAATTGCTTTGCCATATGAAAAAACCTCCCTGTTAGTATTTAGCGGGAGGTTTATCATTATCGGTCGTCTGCGGCACGGTTTTCAGAGAAGTACGGGTCAAAGGTGCCCTCGGGGTATCGCCGCTCAAGTTTCTTGACATTGCGAGCAATGACTTCATCAATAGAAATCTCCAGTGCTTGTGTTGCTTGTGCGACATACCACATGATGTCACCTAGCTCAATGATAAGATGCTCTCGGTTATCTTTATTCCAGGGTTTACCTTGGAAAATCATCTTCTTAATAATCTCCAAAAACTCACCACCCTCAGCGTTGATGCCAACACCAGCAGTCAGTAGACGCTCAATGTTTGCACCTTCACGGTCAAGCTCACCAATACGCTCTGCGAAGTTGACGAAATCTTTGGATGCTTTTGAAGTTACAGCATCTACAAAGTGCTCATACTTATTAAAATCAATCTGTCGTGTCATACAATAAATTCGGTAAACTTGTTGGTTTTGTTTTTTGGTTTAGAATCTTCATATTCATACTCTTCCTCATCGATCATGATGATTGAAGAATCTGCTACTTCTACATTATACAGTTTCATCTTCGCTCTGTCAACCCCAATCAAAAATCTCTTGTTAAATGTGGGGTCGTTGTATCTGTTTTTAAGTTGTTTGACAAGGATGTGACCATCCTTTTCCAAGTCCTCTGTAGAGATGAGAGCAAACATAAAGTCAGCAGTAGCTGGCAAACCAAAGGACTCACTGGTATCAGTGAGATCGACATCACTATTACCAAACCCAGACCTTGTAGTTTGGGTAGCAGATACCAGCGGAACATTGTGCTCAACTGCCAATCCTCTAAGTTCTTCTGCGATTGCTTTGACATAGGTATAGGAGTTTACAATCGCTCCTTTATATCTTGCACTAGCACAGATGTTAAGGTAATCGATAAAAATGATATCAGGTTTAAAAGTCTTTTTGAGTTGGAGTTCATTGAGAAGAGATTTGAAATGACCAACGTGTGCTGATGCTGTAGGATATTCTTTGATGATTAGGCGACCCTGAGTTTTTCTTCCAATCTCTTGAATGCGAGAAGTAAAGATCATCTCTGGCAATCCTCCAATATCTTTAATATTTACATTTAAAAGATTAGCGTCAATTCTTTCAGCAATCTTTTCTTCTGCCATCTCTAGTGTTATGTATAAAACATTCTTACCTTGCTGCAAACAATTAGCAGCACAGTGACACATGAATAGAGATTTACCCACCCCAGTGCCAGCAAGAGCAACATTCAATGTTTTATTTGGAAGTCCACCTTTTGTAATTGAATTAAATTTATCTAGGTCAAAAGCAATCTTATCTTCTTTGAGATGATAAAAATCATATCTTTCTTCTACATTACCAACATAGTCATGACCTACATGCTCGTCAAAAGATACTGCTAGGGCATCTTGGAGAATGCTTGGAATCGCATCAGCTGATACTTTCTGATTGCCGCCATCTGCGATTTTGATAGACTCCAAAAGTGCGAGATAGATGGCTCTGTTTTTACACCACTTTTCTGTGGTGTCAAGCAACCACTGGTGTTCGACTGATTCAGTAGTAAATTCTTGAATCGTTTTAACTGCGTTTTGATATACTTCCTCATTTAAATCTTTCCTTGATTCTAAGTTAATTGTTAATACTTCTTTAGTAGGTACTAACTCATAGTTGCTTGCAAAATTCCAGACCTCTTCATAGATTACCTTTTCGTGTATCTCATTAAAATAATCTGGTTTTACAAAAGGCACAACCTTTCTATAAAACTGCTCATTGCATATGAGGTTGCGTAAGATTGTTGTTTCAATTCTCTCCATCCACTACTCCATATAAAAATTCTTTCTTAGCACACTCATCAAGTGCCTGCATTACTTCTGGCGTGAAATACTTCTCAGGACTGGCAAGAATAACAGAAGGATAAACGGAAGATTCCCCAACAACAATCCGATTACCCTTGCGCTGGAATACTCCGTATTTCTCACCCAACTCCAATAGTCCATAATACTTATCCAATCCCCTTGCGTCATAGTAGAGCCTTGTCTCGATGTCTGAATTTTCTTTTGTGAAGCGTGACTTTTGTGCCTTCACTTTGATAATATTACCAACAACTTCGGTGCCATCTTTTTCTTTCTTTTTTGATAAGAAAAGAATCGTTGATGCAGCATACTTCAAACCAGTGCCGCCACCCATTTCTTTCGTTGGCACATATGCACCCACTACTTCATATGTATGGTTGGTAACGATAAGAGGAATACCAGCTTGCCCCAGTTTCAGTGACAGGATTCTAAAGATCGATTTGATGACTTGAGCACGAGTCATGTCACGAGTTTCTTTACCATCAGTGGCATCTTGCACCTCCTTAGAGGTTGAGAGCATTCCAAGAGAATCCAACACAAACAAGAGGGGTGGTCTATCTTCTTTCTTTAGTTTAGTATACTCATCTACTACCTTAATAGATTGTG